GTTACTGTTATAAACAAACTTGCGTAATCCAATTTAGTAGTAGTCGCAGATGAGTTTAATATACCACCCACAGAGGTGTTTTCATTAAAGTTTGGATACAAATTAACATCGGCTAAATCCGACAACGATATATTTTTCTGTAATTGGAAGGCGTTGTTTTTAGCAATATCATTAAAGAAATTACTATTAGTCCAAGTACCACCGACTTTCTGAAATATACTGAATAATCCACCAGAAGTATTGTATTGCAGGTACAAGTCGCCATTATTGCCTTGTGTAGATTGAGGTGCTGATGTACCACTTATTAACCCTAAAGGGTTCCCACCTGAGCCCCCTGTAGCATTAAGTGTGAATGTGCCATCATTATTATCAACTATGGTTAGGTTGGTTCCGTTTAATAAAGTTATAGCACCAGTTCTTGCTGTTCCTGTATTCGCTTTCAATGAATTAACAATAGTTGGTAATGAGAATGGAGAATATTTTGTGCCATTCCATGCAAGTACTTGCCCAGGGGTTGCTGATTGTTGTGCTAAATCTAATGTTGTATTAGTGTTAGTACCACCGATTGCGATTGTATTGTTTGGAGATGATAAACCTTGTATTCCAGAACCACCAGAGCCTCCACCTGTTCCTTGTAAGCCAATGTGCATATCTAACGAATAAGCGAATGTAGATGTACTCTCTTTAGTAATATCAATAGAACTAACAGCATCAATACTCTTACCCACTTCTTCTGTACCAATTACAACACCAAGTAAATAATCTGTATTGTCGCCAGTGTAAGTAGATTGTTCAAAATCACCTTTACAAGTTGCAATACCATTACTTATTTTAATTACTTGATTTGGTGCAGTACCAGAGATTGTTATTGTTGGTGCTTGTAACCATCTAAATGTCTCTTGGTTTTGCTCATTACCATTAAAAAAACCAATTGCGTGATAAGTTGGGTCAAGATTATTATTGATATTAGCTTGACTTGCCAACATTGGTAAAAAGAATATTCGAGATGGGTCAGTAACACCACCAGAGCCTGATGTTGTAACACTGATTGTTAAGTTGGTTACATACAAATTAAACCAAATATCTGATTTAGAGGTTAAAGTTTGTGGAAACCTAAAAGTAAATCCGTTTCCAGCCTGTTGATTAGTACCTTGTGTTATATATGTTGTACCATTGATAGTACCCTCACCTGTATTTTCAGATGACACATTACCTGATGAGTTAAACGGCATAACAAAACAAGTGCTAGATTGGTCTGATGACACATATCTACTTGGCTGTTGTGCTGTTGAATATGATGTAAAGTTAGATGTATTCCAAGATGTAGAACCAAACACTCCAGAGCCACCACCGCCAGAACCTGATACCTGTAACCAGTTATATGGTGATGTGTCGCTATCACAAATATACAATGTATCGTTCAATGTATCAAAATATAATTGACCTTTACTACCTACAGTCGTAGTGCCTGGTACGGTTGTACCTACTAAATTAAGTGTAGATATTTTAGTCCATGTGAAATTAGATGTAGTACCATTAGGTGATAAACAACCATAGAATGTTGAATTAACACTACTAAATAACAATTGACCAAATGTGCCGAATGTAGTACCATCTGGAATGTAATTTCCATCTATGAAAGGATAAGGTATCTTTATATCTGCTAATCCTGTTGTAGCATTAACTACTTCCTCAACATTACCATTGATGTTTAAGAAATTAAGTGGAGTAATTGTAGTACGATATATGTATATAGGTGTTTCAGCAGATATTGCTACTCTTGCTGATGGACTAAATGTAACTGTAGTTAAATTGCTTGGTTCATCAAATGTTGATGTTTGAACGATGTAGTATCCTGTATCTGCTGAAAAGAACTCTATATATAGATTAGCAGAAAAGAATGTAGTTACATCACCTAACATAGTAAATGTCGTTCCACCAACGGCTACTGCTGAATTGGTTGATAGATTACTATTGATTGCTGTGCCTAATTGAATGAATTGAGCACCTGATGAGTGTGCATCAACATAACCCTTTGTAGCAAGGTCATTAGTATCACTAGGTGGTAATGCATTCTTAACTTGTGTTGGGCTTCCCCATGTAAATCGAGCCATCTTAAACTCCTGTTGGTTGTGTTGTTGAGATTCTGAAAGGTACTGACAATACAGAACCTCCAGTTCCTGATAAGTTATATTGTAATACTGTAAATGCTACGCCACCGATTGTTGTAGTTGATTGACCATCAACTGATTCACTAGCCCAGAACGGGTTGGAGTATATCCAACATTTAGGTAAAGTAGTAGGGAGTAATGCAGTTGGTATTGCTACCCATAATACCTGAACATCAGTACCAGCAGTCAATGTGCCACCCTGTCCATCAGAATAGGTTTCAGTAGCCAATTTAGGACTTGATGTTGCAAATGTTGGTGCTGTTGTTAATTGATTTTGAATTACAAACGCTGGTAAGTAATAACTCACAGTATCTGCGTGTGTTCTACTAATTGTTGAACTATCGCTATTATTCATTACTGCTACCACCGTTGTTGTATATGTAACTGGGAATGATGGTTGCCCTAAATTACCACTAATTACCGTTCCTGCTGAATTGATTGATGCAACAGTTACTGGTATTGTTGGCACTGGGCTTGAGTTATTCGCTGTAATTGTTGCTGATGTTACTGCACTACAAGTTTGAGCATTTGATAAACCAAACACTGCTGATATTGCAGATGATGCTGTATAATCACCAAAGGATAGAACTTTCGTAGAACCACTAAATGTAGTTGCAATAGTGAAATCACCTTGTGTTACAGGCACTGCTTGTGGTGTAATTGTAACCAATGCTGGTGTAAATGTTACTGAACCTGATGCTAATAATCTAATTTGATAAGTATTACCTGCTGATGAAGCATTAAATGTAACTGTTGGATTTTGTGCTGTTGCTGATGATATAGCATAATCACTTGCTTGACCACCAATTACTGACCAAGCCCAACCTGTCGGTGTTTGACCAGAAGTATTTGCTGTTGTGTCAGTGCAATTAACTACTAACGGAACTTGTCCAGAAGTTGTATTAGTGCTAAATGATGATGCGTATCCACCACCACCGCTTATAGTCAATGTCTGTGTAATAGGGTCATATGTACCACCAATTATAGTAACAGGAACCGCAGTACCAGAACCATCTTTATTAGCAGCTAACATAAATCCTGAAGCACTTGGAGGTATAATATTATTACCTGTTGCTCCTATACCAATTGTAGTACTTAATAATAACGGGGCAACTACTCCCCCAATATAAGCATTTAATGATGTTGATGTTGTTCCATATGTATTACCCGCTTTAATCCAATCAGATAAGTCGAAATATGGTATACCGAAAGTAAATGTTGCAGCCCCACTCGTTGCAAAGAAAGATTGCTCAACAGTGATAATATTGTTTGTAGTATCAACAGCAGTTATTAATAGATTTTGTCCTGTACCTGTTGTAGGAGTTGTATCTACTAGATAACTATTCACAGCATTCGCACCTCCAATAGCAGTAATAAATGTTGCTGGTACAGTAAATGTTTTAGTTGATGTTGGTAATCCTGTTAATGATACTGTTCTAGTTGTATCATTATATGATGGAGTTGCATTTGGCATTATTATTACACTATTTATGCCTAATGTTATTTTTCCAATGAATAAATTAGTTGGATTAGGTGAGCTAGTACCATAACTATTAATAAGAACTTTTGAACCAGCATCTGCAGAGATAGATGGCAAATTAGATGATTGTGATGAAATATTATATAATTTATATAATTTATTAATTGATACTTCCGATTCAACGAATAAAGTATTTGTGTTTATCAAATAAACATTATTCATAAATATCGTTGCTCTACTTCCGCCAAATGGACTAAATGTTGGCGATGTAAAAATAGCATTACTTATAATTGTAAGTTTATAATTTTCTGTAATTAATTCGGGTATTATTGTAACATTTGAACCTGTATTGCAAGATATACCATTATAAATTATACCTTCCCATAAATAACCTTCGGTAGATTGAGTAATATAATTATTAGCGTAAAATTTTGTTCCTGAAAGATTTAAACTATATGAATTAGTTACAAAATTATATGGAATGTTATTTGTAATCGATGATTGGCTTCCATTTGTAAGATTAATATTACTATTTATAATTTGTGTAACGAATGTTGTACTAGCAGGATATGAAGAACCAACATTACCATCATTGATAACAAAATCATAATTAGCACCTATTCTATAAATTGGATAAACACTGATACTTGAAGCATTTACTATTACTATACTATCAGAAGTTGCAGTGTTTGCACTCTCAAATGAAGCACCAAATACACCAGTTAATATTATGTCACTGCTTGTAATAGTTAAAATTGTGTTAGTCGCTGTACGTTGAAATACACACCAATATCCCACAGAAAAACTATTTAATGCATCCATATATATATGAGTATTAATTGCTGTTACTTTAACTATATTGCAACCGCCATTAGCAGCAAAATCACTTGCAGATAATATACCAGCATAATAGTTGCTAGTATTAGTTATAGTAATGCTTGTAGTTGTAACTGCTGTTATTCTATAAAAACCTGTATGATTGCCTAATTGAGTTGTTGTGTTATATATAGATTTAGTTTGTAAAATATTAGTATTAATATTACCTTCATTATATATATATATAATAGAACCAACAGTATAATCAGAACTTGGAGCAGTTGTAACATTATATGTTATAGATAAATTTCCTATTGTGCCTGATATTGTACAAGTAGTTGCATTTAAAGGAGTATAGTTAGTATATCCTTGTATCTGTATATTCGAAGCATCAGCATGAATTAAGTAAACAGTATTAGTAGTAGTTTCACCCACATAATCTGAATGAAAGTTAACATTAATAAGTATAGCAGTTCTTCTTAAATTTATATAATTATTAAATTCAAATAAACTTCTGAATAATACAACTCCTGAACTAGTAGAACTATTGAAGGCAGATTGTGATATTGCAAAATTAATGCTAAATGCACTTCCATCACGTCTATCTGTAATATTGCTTATAAAACTTGTCATAAGCGTATAATTTGGTGTTGATGCTCCATCACAATATATAATATCACCTGAAAATACTACACTATCATATGTAGTAGGAGCACTATCTGGTGATAACTGACATCCTAATATCTTTTTACCAATTATTCTATAACCATTAATTTGGTTATAAACTAAATATAATCCTTTTGTTGTTGGTAATGTGTCAGTTGCTGGATTATATATTGTTACTGAACTACCACCTAATGTTTTAGGTTCATATTTTCCATCAGTATTATTCCAAGTTAAAACTTGACCATCAGTTGCTCCTTGTTGTGCTATATCAAGTGTTGGGTTAGCAGCTGTTCCCCCTACTGCTATCGTGCTATTAGGTGAAGTTAATGTAGAATAACTGCCAACAATGGTAACATCGGCTTGATTTGGATTAGATGCGTTTTGAACAACAGTGACTGCTTGACCAACAAAGTTTAAATTAGTTGTAGATGCTACAACAACATTACCATCTTTTTTAACTACAAATGAGCCACCACCTCCACCACCTGTTGTCTGTATAGATACTATGCCGTCTTGGGTTGATATAGTCCAGTTAGCACCAAGGAAACTAAATACGGTAACGTTACCGATATAGTTTCCATTTAAGAAAATAGATGGTTGAGTTGTACCAGACCGATACATTGGATCAACTTGTATCCTTTCTTGTATTTCTTGCACATCGTAAGTTACTACATCTTCGCTTGCCGATGTGCCGAATAATCTATTCCATATTCCCATATATTGCTCCTTTTAAGCAAAAATAAACGTTGTTAAGCCGTTGTTTTCGTAGAAAATAGTACCATTACTATCACTACCCTCTAATCTTTGGAAATAATGCACTCCATATATATTATTAGGAACACCGCTACCAAATGGGTTTTGAAAGTTATTTATATCAACAGGCACTTCTAAACCAACAGGTATTGTATATCCGCTTATAGTATTACTTGTTGCAGTAGTTGAACCTAAAAAAACTAATCCTCCTACCGAATTTCTACCAATATTGAAAATAGAATTATTGTTATCCAAACCTATTGACAATTCTCGTCTTGCTTCCCCTGATGCATTATCACTATCTACAACACCTGTAACACTTAATTCAAAGTTCTGCATTGTTGGGTCTATTATAAGTCCGATTCTACCACCACCATAACTTGTATCATTATTTTGTGGATACATTAAAATAGATGTTGTTGGTACTGTACTTGCTGTTTTCCAGGGATTGCCCCCATTATAAATATAACCGTGCATAAGTAATTTAACTTGATTATAATAATTGTATAAGTATCTTTGACCTTTCCAACTACTAAACGCATTAAATGTTTTTTGCAATAAGCCACCATTCCAATTAAAGAATGTTTCAATTACACTTGTTGTTACTGGCGGTGTTGCTGTGCTAGTAGAGTTGTCTAACACATAAACATTTTGTCCATCAATACTTTGTACCATATTGATAAAATTGTTTTCAAGTGTTACACTTACTGGTGTTAATGATACTATATCACCTGTTGATGTTATACTAAACTGATTAAGTGTTGCATTTGTTATATTACCTACATATAGATAATTATTATCATTACTTATAATTATTCTATTACCACCTGCTGTCGAATGAGTAATAGGGTTAGATAATGCACCTGTTGTCTGGTCTATACTAAAAATAATTAAACCTGTTGGACCACAAGCATATACGTGCGATTTATCTGGACTAATTTGTATATCAGTAACAGCAATAGTAGATGTGCTAACTGTATCTCTTATAGTTAATGCACCTGTTGCTGCAACAGTACATACATTAATTGTACTATCCCCACTATTGCATACATATACAAAACTATTTGCACCAAGTGTAATTGTTTTAATACCAACAGGTAATTGACCTACTGAAATAGTTGCTGGTGTTAATGCTGTTAAACTACCATCGCTATTAATTCTATATTGATAAATGTTACCTGGACCTGTAGAAGTAGAATAACTTGTTGCATAAAGATAATGTGCTGTTGATGTATTTAACAATGCTAATCTTTGAGTCACATTAGTTAAACCAGTATCACTACTAGTAGAAGATAACGTACCATCGTTGTTTATTCTCCATATATCCAGGCTAGAACTATCGGTATTTAAAGAATACAAATAATTAACTAATACAGGAGGTGTTGCAGTATTTAACACACTCGCAATAATACAATCAGGTCTATTATGTGCATTTGCTTGGTCTGATATAAAAGTCAACCCACCTTGATTATCTCGTTTATACAATTTAATATTTGCATCAGTTCCTGCACCATTGCTATACTGATAAGCATAGAAGTTATTAGGGTGCATTACCATACCTTGTTGTGCATAACCTGTTACAGTTATATCAGCAGTTGTAGTTGTTTGCACATATACAGAGCCTACAAACAATTGATTTTTGTTACTTGTATATACAATCCTACCATCTTGGGTTACTCTACCCGCAGGTGCTGTTGTATTGTTAGTCCAAGCATAAGTTGTAAGCGTTGTAGGACTTGTACCTGTATTATTGTTACCTACATACACATCATATATAGTACCAGCAGTTAATGTGCTTACATTAAGCGATAACTCACTAAATGTTACAGTTTGCCAGTTATTAGTTGATGTATTGTATAAACTTATTAAATTACCTTCTTTGCCTGGACTGAAATATAATGTTGTACTATACTTATTATCAGTATATGGATTACCACTAACAACACCTAATCTACCTTGTTGGTAAAATGCTACTAATTGTGTAGGTGTTGCAGTTATTTGTAACCAATTCGCAGCACTAAAAGTGCTATCTGTATTATTATTAACAAGCGATTTAAACCAAGCATTGCTGGTCGGATTAAACAATATAGCCCCTTGTGCATATCCACCTAATGGAACAATAGCAGGGTCAAAAGTATATTGACCACCACTCGACTGAAAAGAAGTATATTTACTTATATAATTAAATAAACCATTAGTTTCTTCTTCTTTAACTGTTTTAAAGCCCCCTTGATTGTAAGGTATTTTTTGTGTTACCGGATAACCTTGATCCAAACTAACTACATTCGGATTAGCAGAACCCACAGGGATTGGTGTAACATTATCACTACGACCATACGCTATTGGCTGTTGTAATACCGTTGGCTGAACCAACGGTACTGAATTAACTTCTGGTTCATCAACCAACGCTTGTAATTTGTCTTTGCTTGTCTTAATAGCCATTATAATACCTCTTCGTAGGTTAAATTAAGTTTTACTCCACTTGGTTTAGCCAACACATTAGTAGTTCTAAATAAGTTTAGTTCATAATTTTGTAAAGCAAAACTTGTTAAAAAATTGTAATTAATACTCATAACACCTTCTTGCACATATGCACTTGATTTATTCCGTGTAGGATATAAAGCAGTAGTCTGTGTTGCATAATTCTGTATAATAGCATTTAATGATGCTAATGAGTTATCAGTTGCATATTTACTATAAAGTAATTGCAGTAAGGCTCTATACGCTATATCACCAAGTGTTATATATCCTGAATTAGTACCAGAATCAAATACACCATTATTGAAATTCTGTGGTGAGTTAGTTGGCTCTATTGGTGGATTGTTAAATCCAAAGTTATAAGAAAATTGAGTACCATCTGCAACAGTTCTATTCTGTCCAAGTATTAAGCCCCAATTATCTAATCCGGCACTTGTAGCCGTTGCTATTGATAACCAGTCAGCAGCGAATTGAGTCACATCGGCATCAGTTACAACAGTTAAAGCACTCTGTAATTGACTATTGTATTCAATTAAAGTCGGACTACTACTGTATTTTAAATAGATACGCATTTGCATTACCCATTATTCAAAAATGAAATGTTTAAGTTAGCAGTTGTTAATGGTGTTACTATAATCTGATTAGCATTTAATGTAAAATAATTAACAAAAGTTGTTCCACCATCTGTCGATAACTGCAACGATGCTACATCGGTTAAAGCGTTATTTTCTAATATGTTTATAAACGTTGCTGCAAATACGGTTGCTGCTAATCCAGTGTAACTCCAATTGTCATTAAATAAATTAGTAACGTATTGTGCAAAAGTTAATGTTACACTTGGATCTGCTTTTGGATTTTGAAATATAATCTTAATAACAAAACTAACGGCTGTTGGTATATCCCATTTAATCGTTCTAGTTTGTACAGGATTTGTATTAGGTATTGGATAATTATAAGTTTGTGTTCCTTGTGTTCCACCCCCTGCTGACTTACCATTAAACATCGCTTGTGCTATTGCTGGTCCATATACACTATCAGTACCAAGTTTATTAACAATTAAATATAAGGTGTTAGGTTGAATTGTAACACCAAATTGTGTTATTGCTGCTGTTGTATCATTCTCTATTAAAACAAATGGTCCAATACCTACAATGCCAAACAATTTTGATTGTGTAGATAGAAATGATGCTGTTCCGGCTGTTGCTTTTGCAAAATTAAATCTATTTCTAAAATTAAAATCACTTTCAACATCGCTACCAACAGTTCCGGATTGCGAATTATTAACTGTATCCCAGCCTGATATGCTTGTAATGATATTAACTAGTGTTCCAGAAGCAACAGGTACATTGCTACCAGCAACTAATGCCTGGAATGTTCCAGAGCCTACACCATTAGCAATTACTATCGGACTACCAACTAACGCAAACTTATCACCGTTTGTAGATTGTATTTGACTGCCAACTGATATAGTTGTACCATTTAATCCACTAACTTGACAAGTTGCTGTTGAATAACTCGCTGGTTGTCTGTATAGATATAGATTAGAGCATATAGCATCAAGGCAAACACCTTGTGCTAAATTAGGATTGATTGAGTTTAATAAAAACTCTAAATTAGCATCACCTGTTGTTATCGCATTAGCGATTTGTTGAATTGTTTGTCCATTAGGACTTGTTGGGTCTAAATTAACATTGGAACCGAAGGTAGCAGTGAATATAGCCTGTGCTAACGCTAGTGCATCATTAGTTGTTGTTAATTCTACGCCATTTACTAAAAACTTCATAATGCTGGACTTTCTACATTTATTTCAACTACACCAGAGTTCAATTTAACATATATCGTTATATTAAGCACTCTTTTATCAGCATCAAACTTAAATTTAATGTTATATATACCAAGCACACCATATACACGCTTAACAGCATTAGATATTTCGGAATATAAAAAAGGCTCGTTTATAACTTGACCTAAAATATTGTTATAATCAACACCTATTGCCACGTTGTATATGTACTCACCGAGCCATAAACCTATGTTTGTCTTTACTGTTTCTATTATAGCATATTCATCGCTAACTGTGGCTATATTTCCATTATTATCTAAATAAATGTCCTGATAGGTATTACCGTCACTATCTATGAAGTCTTTTAACGCATAAGTTGTATAAGCCATATTAGCCCCCTACAAAAACTTTAGTTGAATTAGATTGACCAGCGGCAGGAGTACCATACAGTATAGCATTACTTGGTACTACTGTTGTACCACCTAATACCACTTGATTACTACTAATATTCGCTTGGTTAGTTGCTGTAACTGTTGCATTATTGCTATTAACATTTACATCACCATTACCGGCATTTACTGTTACATTCCCACCAGCAGAATTAATGTTTAACGGTTGCCCATTAGAATTTAATTCAATTCCAGAGTTTGTTACTTTAACAAACACACTTGGCAATTTGCCATAAGACCAATTCATTATAACGAAAGCGTCAGCAACATCGTGTAGTCTGTTTAGTTGGGGTGTTATATTAGTTGGATTAGTTTGTTTTAAAGCATCTATCTGTCTATCAATGAAACCAACTAAAACTACATCGCCAACAGCATACTCAATTATAATACCAGCATCCCCACCCATTATAATGCCCCGTGGCACATCAAATAGTTTAGGTGGTGCAAGCCCAGTATCGTCCGCTAATTTATAGTTAATTAAACTTTGTACTGTTAATGTATCTTGATTATTAACAGTAACAACTTTAGCAATTGTTAAACAATAAAAGTCCATAAACTTCTTGTTGAACGCAAAGTCAAGTGCCTGTGACATTGTCAATATACTTGATGGTTGATTAGTTGTAGATACTATCATTGTGGTGCTACTCCTACTTTAAGACTATTAATAGCCAATCGTACTGAACTTGTCCATTGGTCATAATTGTTAGATATATCACTATTAACCGAATAGGCATACCATTGACCTGTTGCTTTCTTAATGTAACTTTGAACATTAACATATTGACCAACACTAAAGAACGGATTAAAATACATCTTTAATTGAATGCCTATATCATCTATAATTGGATAACCAATCATTCCTGATGTGGCATCCAGTTGCAACACTTGATTAAAATGTACATCGCCTAATGGTGCAATATACAACACATTATTTTTAAATAATGGTACTACACCTGTTTGTGTTGCTAATTGCCTTATTTGAACCAACGGTGCTCCAATTAATACAGGATTACTAATTTTACCTGTAACTCCATTGTTAATAAAACCATAACCAATAATGTTGGCTAAATTCTCAAAAACACTAGATATATCTATATTGCCCTGTAAATTCAAGGTACTAACTTTAAATACATTGGCTAATGTGAATGATGTCTGCAAATGTAACGGTCTGTTAGGGTCATTACTATCAGCATACGCTCTTATAATTTGCCCTGTGTATATCAATGGTGGTGGATTATCATATCCAGCATATAACTGTATCGTGTTTAATTGATAATTAATAACAGAACCGGCTACTAATCCAATAGTGCTTATTTGATTGATTATATCAGTATTCAGACCATATATTGTTATATCTGCTGAATTATCCATTTGTTGACCTAATGTTTCATTTAAATTAGCAGTAATGGTAAATGGTATCATATTAGGATTAGCAAGTTGGTCATTAATAACAATAGTATTATTACCACTTCCAGCACCTATAAATGTACTATTATTAAGCGTTATTGTACACTTAACATATCGTGTTTTTAGTGATGTCGGATTGGTAATTAAACTCATAATTACACTTCACTAAAGTTGAAAAATATCAATACTTGATTAATGCCGAAGTTTTTATAGTTTATTGGCCTATTATTATTCCCGTCAGTATTTAGAAATACAAAATTACCTTGTAACTGATCGGATAAATAAGAATAAGGTATTATTGGCAACCCTGTTACATCTGTACCTGCGATGATGTATTCATTGCCAAGTAATATATCAGCATAAATATAATCTGTGTTCAATGTGGTTCTGGTGTATAAATTAATATTAACTACTTGCTGATTAATCAATACACTTAAACTTTGATTTGGCACACTCTGAATTGGTATTTGTATCAAAACGATAACCCCCCAGCATCTAATAATTGTTTTAATAATGATGTATTGTTATCACCTGGCGTTTGACCTTGCACAGTTCCATTGTTAGTAGGACTGCTATCATTAGGATTAGCAACCTGTTGTATATTAGTAAATGATGGCTGTGTTAATCTTATTTCCCTAAATTGCATTTGTGCTGCTAATAATAACTGATTAGGTGTCTTTTCCCACGATACAGTTTCCAAGGTGTAATAACTATACGTTTCGCTATAAGCAATAACTTTATTATTGATAAACAAATTGACCAAGTTAGGACCATTGGCTAAATCCGTTAGCCCTAACTGGAAAGCAGCAACGCTTTGAACTGATAAACTATTACCAAATAGCCCTGCACCTGCAGCAAGGTTGAATATAGATAAGCCCTTATATGCCGTTACATTGATGACATTTGGACTTATCACCTTGCTGTCAGATGCAAAACTGCCCATCTCCACAGGCTGGTTCGGTACTTGATTCTGTTTATAAAAACTATTACTTGTGTAGGTATCAAACTTGTAAGCAGTTCCAGAAGTTATGTCAATAATCACAAAACCATCTTGGATAAATGCTAACAAATCACCAGCACCGGCAGCAACACCACTTAATAAACTCATGCTTTTCTTCCATTCTCGTAATTGTTAACAATGTTAGCGTGTACTGACAATTGATGTGCTACTTGCTTACCTACTTCAACCGGATTAGCAGAAGGGCTATGTACGTTCAGATTACCCACATTCACACTAACAGCCTTACTAGAATTGTTATATACATTTTCCGCTCTGGCTCTTAATTGTCCCGCTGTCATTCCTGCGAAATTATTACCTGATATCGCTTTAGCCGATAATAAACTAGATAACTGCGTATTGCTACCAGCAGATAAAACTCTTTCAGCACCACCAAGCCCTAACATTTCGCCTAGATATAACTCACCACCTGTAGGTTTTCTACCTAAAAACTTACTCAATGCCGATGCAGTCGATTTTAAGTTTTTAATCCCGGCAGTTGCATTTAACGTTGGATTTAATTTATCAGCCTTTGATAATCCATAAGCAGCAGCAGTGCTATCAATTAATTGGAATGTACCGGCTGCACTTGAACCACCACCTGCAAGAGCATTTGGATTTAATCCACTTTCAATATTAGCAATCGCTAACGCCGTACCAGCATCAAAGCCTAATGATTTAGCAATACCTGCAACAATAGCAGCGTTTGCCGATTTACTCGTTGATGAAGCAAAAGATGCTATAGATGGTATTGTTGCTGAACCGTGTGTAGGTTGTGGATTAGGTGTCCCGCCACTATTCCCAAATATTTTATTCTTAAACGAACTCAAAGCCCTTTTAATCGCACCACCCCATTTTTCCCAAGCATAATATCCAGCAACTAATGCAGCCGTAATCGCTGCAATCGCTAATCCTATAGGATTTAATAGACTGACAGCATCAAGTGCTAATATAACTACTCTTAAAACCTTAAACGCTGCAATCGCTGTATATATACCAGCAACCCATTTAAGTATTGTTGGTAAATGTGATTTAAGCGTTTCTAACCACGCTTTAGCCTGTTCTCTACTACCAAATAACCAAGTGTAGAATTTACCTAGTGCGGAATTACCGCCATTTAGCCAAACAATAAAATCCTGTAAGACTAATACAATACCAGCCAATACCAACGCAAACGGTTTAAACGGATTAAATAACGATATTAATTTTATAAAACTTGGTATCAAATAAGCAGTTAATGCACTCGCTATAACAATCAATATAGTCTGCATTAAATAGCCATTATGGTTAAAGAAGTTAATAACCTTTGTGGCAATGTCAGCAAACTTGTTTAAAAACGGTATTAACAACTGTGCTAATTTATTTTTCATTGCTTCAATAACTAAATTAACATTGTACATTGCATCTCTAAATTGTATGCCTGTTTTAACGTTGATTTCGTTAGTTAAGCCTAATTCCTGCATCCTATTACGCAATTCTGCTAACTTCTCATTGCCTAATGATAATGTTCTAATAATAGTTGGATCAATACCAAGCATCTCACCAAGTCTTAATTGTAAAGCCCTATTACCATTTAACCTTGCAAATGTAGTAGATAAGTTAGATAACACTTTGTCCATATTGCCAGAAGTTATATCTGAAATACTTAATCCGGCTTTAAGAAATGGTGCTAATTGACCAGCATTCGTTGAAAACAATACATCACGCATCTTTTTGGAAAAATCACCAAGAAAGCCAATAGCCCCTTGCATCGTTCCACCATTACGTTTAACCGCTTCACTAAATGTTAATATCGCTGTTGTTGATTCACCAGTAACATAGTTTAGATTATCTACTTCTGTAGATAAGTTTTTGAAGTTGTCAACAGCACCTTTGAGAAAATCAAAAGTGCCGATTGTAGATAATCCTGACTGAATAGAGCGTGTAAGGTTCTTAACAATCCCATCAATCTTATTAGCAGAAGATTTTGTTTGCTTATCATCAAAAATCAATGAAATTAAAAAGGTATCTAAATTCACTTGTTCTTACTTTCTGCTAACTTATTGAGCATATATTCGTTATGCTCATCTATTAAGATTATCTCTAATAAGTCAATTACTTCTTCGTAATAATACTTATTAATTAACTCATAATAGGTTGCATAACCTTTATTTATTATTATAGCATAAATTGGTAAGATATTCTTATATTTAAGCAAATGGTCAGTATTACCTGATACACGCAAAGGTAAGTCTACTACTTTTCGGCAGTAGACCCTGTAAAATTTATCTTAACCACTTCCGTAAGCAATTTAACAATCTGCATAAAAGATGTAAATCTCTTATCCAATTCAGACATTGTTGCTGTATAAGATAAAGCAGGTGTTTCAGGATTAGGATATATTTTTACATTACTTAATAACGAATTGATTAAGTAATCTCTGTCAGTATCAGATAAACTAGATAATGCACCTTTAACGGCCGATAATAACAATGTTAATGTATCGCCTTCAAACTTCTGCTCGTTTGATATATCAAAAGTTTCACCAGTCTGTAACTGATTATGCAATGCTTGTTGAATTTGCCCAGAATAATCTTGATTACTTTTTGCAATAATTCCAATAACTTTAAGCACTAAATTAAATTGTTTACTTGGACTTAAGCGTTCAATTTCAAACTTAAATCCAAATAAATTCAATTCTGTAGTTGTATTTGCCATCTTTTATCTCTCTCTCTCTTTATAAAATTAAGCAGGTACAGCCAGTTGACTAGACCACTTAATTTTAACTGGATCTGCTTCTTTTTTAAGTGGTATACCAATTATACCAGATACAATAGTAAAATCTCTATATAGATAGGTTTTATTTGAACTTGGCAATTTAACTGACAAAATCCCTGAAACAGGGATGCCAGATAAATAAACGGCAGTTTGTAATATTTGGATATTAGCCAAAGTGTCAGAAGTTGGCATAAAACTAAATGAACCTTCCATTTTAGTTGCCACTACTGAAGCCTGAAATATGCCATCGTTACCGATTTTGGTTTCAACAACATCGACATCAGATAAATCAAGAATAAACTCTTCGCTGAATTCTTGAAACTGAATCGCTGTTGCTGGGTCTGCATACGGTGTAAAAGTTAATATTGCGTTCTTACTTGTTGCGTTTAACATATTAGTTCCTTTCTAATTTAAACCAATAATAGAAATAGGTAAAGATTGAATTGCATCACCTTTAACATATAAAACTAACCAGGTTGGAGTGGTTCTATTTGTTCTTTGGGCTGCGTTTGCTGGAGTAGATATTATATACCAGCCGTTATTGCTAATAAGATTAACATTAACACCATACTTACTTTGAACTTCTTGTGCATATGCTGATAAATCTTGACCTTGTGCAATAACACCATTTGCGATGTTGGCCTGTAATACATTAACGATTTGGTCGTATATTTGTCCATAACCAACTCTATCATTAACAACTTCACCAACAGCGGTAAGTAAGTTAAATATATTTAACTGGATATTACGAGTTAGCCAAATAGCAGCCATTAAGTTATCAATAAACTTATACTCACCAGAAATTGCACCAGGTTGTAAGAAGTTAAACGTAGCAACTGATAAACCATAAGCACCATAGAAGTTAGTACCTTTTGCTAATAAAACTTTAGCAATTGCAGTATTAGTAACTGATGGAACTAATCCCTCTTGTGATTTAAAACACGCAGTCAATGCACTGTTTGGTTGCGTATAATCAGCAGATGCAAACACTGTTCCTGCTAATATCGCATAACTAATAGCATTTGCTAAACTAGGTGCGTAAAATACTGAACTATTAGCATAATTGTTAGAAGTAATCAATGCTTGTAGGCTTGTAGTGTCTGGACTAATTGTTTCAGCAATTAAACTATCACCAAATAAGAATGCAAACCTGTTATTACCTATTGTACTATTCCACGCAGCCAACGCTAAATATGTAGCATTCGCACCTGTTGATGTATCACCAAGGGCACTAATAGGGATAATATTCGCTGTGTCTAATAGATTATCGACGATATTATTCATATTTTGTGCTGGTGTTAATGCAGCATTAATACCTGCTGATAATATAGCACCTGTTGATTGACTTAAAAACAGCAAATCATTTAAACTACCCGCAACTGGTGTTGGGTCAAATGCTATTGTATCTAATGCCTGTGCGGTTTGTAAAAAGAAAGAGTTAATATCAGGATTAAAACTAACAACAACACTTGTCGTAGGTGATGGTGCTGGTGTAACAGCATTAAGTGCTGTAGCCACTGCACTTGCAACAGCAGATAAACTAGTTAATCCAGATATTGCCACATTGGTTGCAGTCAATTTAGTACCATTGATGACAACGCTAAAACTATTAGTGTTACCTAATGCAAGGATATTAGCCAAGGCTTGTGTGTTATTAGGTTGCAACGCACTACCACGCATAAAAGGTGCTTGTGTTGTTGGAAAATAACCGGCGATATATAAATAAGGTGGTACTGATGCTGATTGGTCTGTACCTTTGAAGTATTCTACTGCTGATGTATATTCTAATGAGCCAAAGCCGTAATATAATCCAACGGCATTTGCTGATGTAAATTGATTTACAGGTTGATTAGTAGAATTGTATGCATTAACAGATAAAAAACAAGATGCTAGTATCCCTGGGCCTTGTGGGGGTAATACTACACCTGTCGTTACATTTACTACCAGATTTGGGTCAATGTTAGCAACTTCATTCAATGAAGTGTTAACATCAACAGGTAATTTTGATTTTGCCATATATGAAACTCCTTTAATTAATTTAATTCAGGTTCTAGTGTTACTATTATATCATCTGGTGTTAATCCATCTTGTGATATTAACACATTATTTATAGTAAGTAACGTAAATCTACAAATAAACTTTCCTACGTAGGTATCCCTGTCAATCGGATTAGTGCTCTGAACTACATCTTCCACAGTTCCAACTCCATAACCATAATCGCTTAAATAATTACTACTATTGGCACTTAATAAATACATTTGAAAAGCATTAGCACCTCTTTGTGCGTTTGTTCCATAAAAGTCAACCTGATATGTTATTTCTAACTGATTTTGGATATCTACATTCTGATTAGGCACATTAAAAGTTATTTCAGGTAAATAACCTAAATGTATTCCCATTCTAGTAATTATCACAAAATTGCTATCTGGCGTTAAAGGTGTTCCAACTGGATAAGCATTTAAGATATGTGCCGGATTAGGATAAATATTTTGATTAAACAAAAAATCACTTATCCAAGTCCATACTATCTGTTGCTCATTCATTTGGCTGTACGCTCTCAACACCAATTACTTCTGTGTAACCTACATTGAATTGATTTAATACCATTACAATTCTATATCTTAATGTAACACCCATCGCATTAACCCACGTGATATAATCTCCACCACTTGATATATTTCTATTTAAACCTGTTATATCTGCATTTATAAAGAATCGTTTATAAACGTTAGTTATACTATATCCATCTAATAATTTAATCGCCTGATTGTTGTATAACTGAACATTTGCCTTCAATGCTATCGGTGGATTATATGTTGGTGTAGTATTACCATAACTGAACGTACTACCTGAATAAGTATAAAGCATTATATCCTGAAAAGGTGTAACTGCTTCAATAACAGGCTGATTAATCAAATTAAGATTTAAACCATAAGTCATTTCTTATTCACCACATAATTAACACTGTTTAACATCACATTTGTATCTCTTAATACCGTATCTTTTCCTTTTTTGGCTATTGTAATCGGTGAATTTGGTACAAATAAATTATTACCATTTGATATCGTTTTTTTAATATCACCAGCCATTACAGCCCCAATCTTATTGAGTGCTTGTTCTAAATTAATATTTTCACCTTGGCTAGATATTATCTTTTCTAACATCGCCATCCATTTTTTCTTGTTGTCTTTTACTGTCTGACTCATAAACGGTCTTGGCGGTATAGCCACATTACCATTTTGACTTATTGTTCCGAATTCATTCCATATAGCGATCTGTGCTACCTGTTGACCATCTGGATATATTGATTCTTTGAAAAAACCCGCATCAACATCTGACTTCTGTTTTTTCACTTTATCCATAAAGATTTTAACCTTTTCGCCACCAGTTATTTTTACACTCATACTATATAAGTCGAACCTCCTCTACGCCGTATTAATTGAGCAATCTCTAATCCCCAATTAGTCGAACTCCACCATTGCAAGGAACCTGCACTTGTCTGTGGTATATTTTCGAAACTTGTAGTTGTATCACCTTGTACACCACTAACAACCCTACCAGGCTGTCTAGTTAATCTTAATTGACACAAATGGGCTAACACCTTAAACCAATAAGAGTTAGCCATTTGCTGCGTGTAATTCCATATGAAACCTGGTGATATATTCTCTACAGCAATCCATAAGTCATTTAAAACTACGGTTTGTATACTATAGTACTCAGGATATAAAGCCTGAAACGTAGTCACATCTAAAGTTGTAGGGAATACTGCACTCATTACTCGCCTTTCGTTTGCTTACTAATACCTTTTTGTTTGCTAACAATAAACTTGTCATCAATCATCTTTTTAGTATTATCGTTTTTGCTAATCGCTTCTTTTTCATCTTTCGCTGTATAGAAACAATCGCCATTTAACTTATCAAAGTATGCGGAACGATTACCATACTTATCTTTAAAGTAAAGCCAGTCTTCTTCATCAACTAAATTAGAATAAGGCAAGTTTTCAGGGACAATCAGTTTATGATGACCTGAAGCGTTGTCAAACTCTAACTTATGCGAATTAACACCTTTAAACTCTACTTCGTGCCCGTTGTTAGGATTCGTGAATTGAACCCCAACAGGGTATTTACTATAAACAGTTACTTTAGCCATTTTTATCTCTCTCTCAAAAAGTATTAAAGACCAGTTATTGTAACAACACCGGCCGGAGCACCAATACCTGCACCACCTGAACCAAAGGAAATCTTCTCTCTATAAGATGAATCTTTTCTTACTGTTCCATGTGAACGATATTTGTAACTAAATAAATCCCATACAGCACCTTCAGAAATACAATCTTCAGCGATTAATTGGAAACCACCTAAATTGTCACTTCCTGATGCTAATGTCTTATATTCTGGAGCATAAACGATTCTAATATTTTTATAAATGCTAGAAATCATCGCAGCAACAGTAATACCAAGACTTGTTGGTGTACCGAAATAAGAACCTGCTTCAGCACTAACCGCTAATAATAACTTGCTCTCTTGTGTAACGTTGTTACCTAATTGAGTTGCTAACTTTTGGAAAGCATAGTTAATATCATTAACAATGTTAGTTGCTTGTGTAGCACCTGCTGTTCCCCAGTTACCATTTGGTGCTGGATAAGAAGCATTAAGATTTGGGTCATTTAATAAACCAAATGTCTTATTAACAAATGTTCCTGACGAAGTTAAATTACCTAAAAAGAATAATTTATTTTCTGCAATCGCAATAGATTGTGCAGCAGAATAACGTTTTCCACCGATAATATCAAGTTTAGCAGCAGAACCGGATTCAACTTCTAAATCACCGTACTGAATGATAGTCTGACCTAAATAAATATCACGTGGTGACCAAGTATAGTTTGCATCAGATAACGCATCTTCATTGTAATCACCATATGGAGTTACATAACCGATTAAGTTTTGTAATGCAATCTCAACACGTTGTGTAGAGAATGAACCCATTTGATACTCTTTACCGATATCCATATAAGCACGTTTTAACAGGATTTGTTCAATCGGTTTACCTGTATATTCTGTTAAGAATTGAAATGGTACACCATTTGATGGATTACCATAAGGCCAAGTGTCAGCATCCATAGCCAAACGAGTATCCATACCAATTATAGATTTCTCACCTTGTGGATGGTCAAATACTGCTAAATCACCAGGGGCAAAGTAAATACCTTTGCTCTCTAATAACTCAAGCATCTCCATATTGTTAGTTCTTGGTAATGAACCACGACTAATTCTACTATTTCTTTTCATAGATTAAACTCCTACGTTTTGTCTGTTAGTGATAACTACTAATTGCCCTGCAGCAGCAGTAGTTCCCGCTGGTACAAAATCAACTCTAAAGTTAGTTTGAATTGCACCACTTGGTAATGTTCCACCTGCGGTTGCTTGTGTAAAGAATACACCGCTTGGTAATACAAATACGATGTCACCAAATGCCGGAACAACTGGTGTAGCACCTTGTTGTGTTACTGCAACTGCTACTGTACCTCGAGTGATCACTTCAACACGTAATCCAGCAGAAATAGTTGTAGTATAACCAACAGTGTAATAATCAACCGATGCAGTAGTATTAGCACGATAGATAACACCAATAAACGGATTAGTACTTGAACCTGTTGCTTGAATTGATTGATTTAATGTATTAGAATCAACCAGAAAGGCTGGACCACCAACAACAACATCGGTTGCTGCAACGTATCCAGAAGTATCACCTGGACGTAAAGCCTGTGTAACCAATCCAGCAGTAATAGGAGAACTATTAACTGCTGACTTTTGCATACCTGCGTAATTAGCCATATTATTTAACTCCTAATAATTTTTTCATATAATCTGATAGATAGTTAAAATCAGATTTACCAATAGCCTTATCGCCTACAACAACATTTCTGTCTTGTGCAACTTTGTTGCTATTAATTGAAACCATCTTTGCCATTCCCTTTTTCTCAAGCGTAGAACAACCTTTAAAGTCAACTCCAGCACTCACAAGAATCGCATCGTATACAGCATCAACCGAATCAAATGCAATATTAGGTCTGCCAAATTTAGCCGAATAAATACCAATCGCTTCATCCATACCCTTCTCTTTAGCAGCACAACTAGCGTCATAGTCTTTAATCGCTTTGTCTATCATCTTATTAACTTCATCTAAAGATAATCCAGCAATAGAGCCTTTATCATCTTCTTTGTTCATATAAGGGTCAGCAGCAACGATGTCTTTGTCATCCATCGCTTTTTCTTCCTTTTTTTCCATTTCGCCATCTTTACCTTTGGCAATCATCTCTTCTTCAGCATCTTCTACAGCCTTGTCAATTTCTTTCTCATCCATTGCAAGTTTGCGAAGTTCTTCAGCAAAGAAATTACCAAATTTAGTCTTTGGTTTGTAACTCATACTTAAACTCCTAAAAATTTAAAAAAGATGCTGGTTAATAACGCTCTTTGTTTAGCCACTATTAAGTCAGCATCTGTAACAACCTTAATAGCATTAGTATCACCAGTAGCAGAACTACTAGCAATATTCTGTTGTTCATCACCAACCAACGCTCGTTTATAGCGTGGATTATCCACGTGAGCAATATGATTGGCTCTGATATTTGTCATCTTAATATCATATGGCATTCCATTAAATGCACCTTGCTCCATTACAGGGTCATAAAAATAACCGGCAGACAAGCAACGCTTTCCATCATCCAAAGCATCAACGGCTTTCGGGTCATTGAACGCTACTGTGCCAATAATCTCATTATTCTCCATTGTGCAATCATATACTGTGCCAATAATATTATTTTTGTATTTGTTAAATGTATCAGCACTGAAATCACCTAAATGCCTATCAAGCAAATACTTGCCGTTAAAATCATTATCGGTTATCTCATCTATAGGTCTATATACATTATATATTTTGTTGTCTTCTAATCCCATCGCTTTATTGTTTGGAATCTCAAAGCCCCAATATTGTGCTACATCAGCACCAGTAATTATTGATTTTGGACAGATTAACGCACCATTGTCATCTACATATCTTAATGACTGTGCATCATTGGTTGATTTGCGTTTAATGCCTTGAATAACAGCATTAGCATAAGCGTAGTAGTTCTTAACACCACGCTTCTTTGCTTCTTCAATGGCTTTATTCCATATCGCTTCTAGTTCAGCAGGTGTATGACCTGTCTTCTCTGATACCGCTTTTATAACCTTGTTAGGCATTTAATACTATCCTATATTATAGTTATTTTCTCTATATTAGCACAAAATCAATTGTTTGTGTTAACTTTTTTATTATTGATTACACGCACATCAAATATCGTTTCGGGATTATACAAATTGATTATCTCATACGCTCTTTTCATCGCTTCTTCTCTTGTTGCATATGACTTCTTACACGCAACCCAAACATTATCCCAACGGTTCAATTCAATAGTATATAGCATAATCACCCCAATTCAATCACAGGTGTAGCAAAGCACGTGCAACCTATTAACTGCCCTGGTAATATATATTCACCACTTATTAAACAGCCTTTATCATTCTCATATATCTTACCATTCGCTGCCAAATGGTCTGGTCTAGGCACTTTATCACCGTGACTGTGATTCCATTCGCTTTTATTTATTCCATTAGCCAACATTCTCGCATTGTTAATAATCCCATTAGATTTAAACAATTGGTCACGACTGATAAACCTTGCTCTCTTTTCTGCTGATTTAACTCTAACATTTATACCTTTAATTGTTTTAGTTAATGGTGGTAATCCTGCATTGAGTAGTTCTTTTTCACTTTTCTGCAAATTACCACCTGTTGCAAAATTACGCATTAAGTCGCCGTGTATCTGATTATACATCTTTTCGGGCAAATCTTTAATTAACTGAACATTCTCTTTAATTAAAGCCTGTTTAATAAGCAAAATGTTCTTATACTGCTTATCAGGCTCAATTGTAATCAGGTCTTTTGCTGCTGCTTGTAGTTTTCTACGTGTTGATAAGCTTATTTGGTTAATAAACTTAACTGACAACAATTTAGCCAGTTTACCAAATCTTTTACCGTATTTATCAAAAACTCGCTTTACTGCAAATTCAATTTGATTAACAGGGCTACTATCTTGTGCCAAACAGTTTTTATAACACGCTTCAATTTCTTCAAGCAATTCTCCCTTTAATTTCTTTATCTCTTTAACAAGTCTTGATTGATACTCAATACCAATAATCTTGTCTGGTTGTATAGGTTTTAGCCGTATTATCTTTTCAGCCATGATATTAACCTAAAGTATCTGGATTATCTTCTATCTCGCCATTATCGTTTTCTGTTTCGCCTAGTTCGCTAATATCAGCATCTACATCAATGCTAGTTAAGCCAAGTTGTTCATTACTCGCTAAATAACTACGTGCTTCTTCAACAGATAATACAGGTTGTCCAGCCATTTGCATAACAGAGTTTGCATAATTCATAAATACTTGACTCTTATCTAATATACTTGGTTCATTGATTGGATTAAATACAAATTCAATATCTGGATCATATTCGCCAAAACAATCATATTGTATATACTCAAATACCTTATTAACGTGTGGTAGCAGCAAATCGGTTTGTTCACTAATAATCAATGCTTCAAAGTTATCAACCTCATTCTGGCCAGTAGAACCAAAGCCACTTGGTGATTGACTAAATAACCTTGTTGCTGGTATTTGCGTCATAGCAGCGATATATTCAAGGTTTTGTTGTAACAAGGTATCCAAGTTGCCAAGACTCATACTCATTATTTTATAATCTTCCGACTCTTTATCTAACAACAATGTACCGAAGTTTGTTCTTAATTTGTTAAATAACGCTATACGGTTTTTAACTGAATCCACATCAGTATCTGTTGGATTACCCGCCAATATCGCACTTAAATCAGTGCTTAATATGTTTAGATTGTATTTGCTTATAATCTCTGCAACTTCATCTCGCATATCTGTGAATATGCTGATATAGTCCATTATTAAATTGATTAATGAAATACCGTAGAATTGAAATACAGGTTTAGTTATAATTGGACTTTCATAGTCGACAAAATGACACATTCTGCTAATATGAATCAAATTAGATGTTACAGCCCATATTTCCGGAACATAAAAGTTTTTGCTTAATGGATTACTCGCTTCGAACGATGTTGGTACACAGTAAATGGGCTCAATAACCTTTAAATATCTTAACGAACCTTGCTGTACTTCTAATTTAGGTATTAATTCTGTAGCAAGCCTATCATCATCACCCTTTATTTTAGGGTATATCATACAACCACCAAAAAGGATTGATTTCTTATGTGCAAGATTGATTGTTTCTCTTAATTTAAGTTGCTTTGCTCTTGATTCTAATACTTTTAACTTGTTTTCAATATCTTTCCCATCTTTACCTTTATACACCAATTTACCCCACTTCTGTGTTGCTGTATTGGCTTTGGTGTTGATTATGTTGCGAACTATTGCATTTTGGGCTACAAGTGACAATAAGCCCCATCCTGCAAATTCAGATATGATGTTGCCATACGTGTTTATTCCAAATTGATTGACCAATAAACCATCGGAGTAACCGTTTGAATCTGTTGTAACCTTGGGCGTTACGACCTTCCCATCTGCACCAATACTTTTTGGTATGGTGTAATCTAATGGCTTATTTGCAGACTCAAACGGTACTCCGAATTGATTTAGAATGTTGGAATTTACTCGCATTTTGCTTTTCATATCTCATCCAATAAACGTTTATTAGCCAATTATAACATAAATCAAAAAATAAAATATTAAAATCTATTAACAACTGCTGCACCCATTTTAAGTTTGCGTTTCAATGCAGCAATCTCTTCTGAAAATGAATATCTTAACGCATCTAAAGCGTGATTATGCTTGTCTTCTGCTTCTGGCAATATTGTACCGTTCTTATCAACTTTCAACTTGTAATTATAAAACTCAAATATAGTGTTGCTACATTGCTTATTGACCAATATCTTTTTACCACGTAAAAATTCAATACCAGATTCTATTGACCCTTTACCTTTAATGCTCGGCTTAACTCTCATTCCTTGTTGATTTAATTCTGCAATAGAATCATTTCTTGCACTATCAGCCCATATAACTTTATTCATTACTTCAGGCATTATCTTGTTTATTTTGTTTCTAATTTGGCTCGGTAATACTTTGTTTTCGTATATTTCTTTTTCAATGTAAATTGTGTTTGAATCTATTACAAATATTTTCAATACAGCCAATGGGTCGGGCGAATAGCCGAAATCCAAGCCAACTTTAACTTCTGCCAACGATGGTATATCGCAATCATCAACAACTTCGAAACAACCTTTATACACCACTGCTTCGGATATATTTAATGGCTGACCAAGATATATATGTTCGTATTTAGCATAATCATACTTCTTTGTCTGTTCAATATCCTGCAACGCCAATTCGTTAAGAAATGGGTTGTCAGTGTAATTAATGTTTATTTTAAGCACAGGCTGTGGTAATGCGTGGCTATTAACAACAAAACGTTGGTATGTATCTGACTGCTCTTCACGTGGATTAAATGCTAACAATAGTTTAGTTGTAGATGTCTTGTATAATGTTGGCAACAATATATCCCACGATTCTTTGCTGAATGTCTCTGCCTCTTCTGCAAAACAAAAATCAATCTTTGGAATACCTTTAAGGCTAAACGGGTCACGTGCTATACCCTTAAACACAAATTCTGTTCCATTTTTACCAACTATTCTGTCATGTTTGACTGTGTAATGAGAAAACAAATCAAAATCAAATATAGAACGTTTTAGTTCTCGATATACTGAGTCTTCAATAGATGCTTGATATTCTCTACAACACAATACGAATATTTTATTTTTAATACCTTCGACAAGTAATAAACGTATTATAGTCGCTGTTTTACCACTACTGCGACCACCAAACAATACGGCAATAACATAGTGTTCAGTAAATAACGGTTGTAACTTGTCTGGGATTTCAAGACTTAATTTCATTGCTTAATCTGCTTAACAGGTGTAATCTCAATATTGACTTGAGTATCATTATTTCCTTTCAGTTGTTCCAGTTCTATTTCTTCAATACCTGCAAGTTTTGTTATTTTAGTTACTTCACCAGTAATATTAGTTAACACTCTTGATGCGTCTGATATATTAATACTATCTTCATCTAACTGTGTATGTAATTTCTCCATTATTTTGTGCATAGCCAACATTTTAGATTTTGCTAAATCAGATAAAGACAATACCAAATCAACAGAATGTATTAGTTGACGTGTTTGCGTCTCTTTGAATGTTCTCCAATGATAATCTTTAATTCTGTCAAGTATGAGCATATAATGAACATTATATTTAGATGCCAACTGGTCAACTGATTGTGGAGTATTCTCAAACTCAAATTGAATTGAATCCCAATCAATAATTTGTTCTTTCTTTTTTCTACTCATCACAAATTCCAAAATAATAATAATCAATTATAACATAATAAAATTTTCTTTTCAATTCACTATTCACTATTATAACGATAATAGTGAATTAGCACCAAGGATAAGTTACTGAGAATGTCAGTAACTTTCTCAGTAACTTCTCAGTAACCAAGTTAAATTATTGATATTATTATATTTATATATATAAAGTTACTGAGTTACTGAGAATTTAATAAAATTATACTTAATGAGAAAAAAGCGATTTACAAGGCTTGTTACAAGCGTTGCATGTAATGTATTTTTTTTTCATTATATAGTTAAAATAGGGAATTCTCAGTAACTCAGTAACTTTATATGTTTTTTCTAGTTAAATTATTAAATAAAACAATAACTTAATTTGGTTACTGAGAATTTTTTTTCTCAGTAACCCGGACGTGATTCTCAGTAACTTTTTAAAATTGTATTGACATTTGTAAATTATTATTTAACAAAATCAAAAACTATTTTCTACAATTATGTTAAAATAAATTTATGTTTGATATTTTTAGCATCTGAAAATTAATTATTTAATTTATCAAAAAAAAATGCACTTAAAATTCTCAGATGTGATAATATTAATGCTCGTGGAAACTACCTGCAGTAGTGAGTCGAACCGCCTTAATTCGGCTCTTCCACATCTAATTTTAAGGTAATTTTATAGGCGGATAAAATGGAAATAAAAGAAATACTTCAAAAACATATTAATCTTAATCATAGATTAATTCCAATAAACAAGAATAAAGTTCCGATTAACAAATCTTGGCAACGAGTACTTTTTAAAAATCATATATCTAAAATACAAATTAGCACTGATAATATGTACGGCTGGGTATTAGATGATAATCATTTAATAATAGATGTAGATATTAAAAATGGTTCAAAAGGATTGGAATCATTAGTTAAACTTGAACAAGACACAGGTATTAAATTTAATCCCAATATTAGAACTGCCTCAGGTGGTTATCATATTTATTTTACCAAGCCTGATAACATTAAAATAAATAAAAAGAATAATAACTATCCTGGAATAGACTTTTTAGGTAAAGGTTGCTATGCAGTAATAACCTATGAGGTATTAACTGATATAAATGCTATTCCTGCACCACAATCATTATTAGATATATTAGAATGTGATATAAGTATATCTCCTGTAACATCAGTTATTGATGAATTAGATGAAATAGTAACATTTGAGAAATGTAAAGAAATGTTAGCACAAATACCTAACAATATAGATGACCGTGATGCGTGGGTTAAGATTGGAATGGCTATACACAGTAGTACTCCTGATGATATGATGAGTGAGGGATTTACATTATTTGATGAATGGTCTAGACAGCATAAAAGTTATAATATGCGAGAAACAAGAAGCACCTGGAATTCTTTTACAAAAGGTAAAGCCACAACAATAGGCACATTAAGTTATTATATACCTAAAAATGACTTTGAGAAGGCTAAATCATTAATAAATAAGATGACTAAAGATAACTTTAAAACAATGATGGCTGAAGTATCTCAATATGATTTGAATGTTGATGATAGAAAATTAGTTATTGGTTTGGCTCAATATAAAATTAAAGAGTTAAAGTTGAATATAAAACTTAGCGAAATAAGAAATAGTTTACCAGTTAAAAAAAGTAATATGAAATGTCCTGATGAATTAAGTAATATATTATTTGATGTAGCGAATAATACTTATTATGATTTACTGACAGGTCATAAAGGTAGTGAGCGTTCTTTTAATCAATTATTTAACAAACTTGGTTTAAAGGATGAGGATGGGAATGATGTTTACGCTATGGATTATGTAACTAAATATGAATTTATTAAATTCATAAAAGGTGTTGTGTATGACCCTACGATAAATAACAAGTTAATTGAACATAATAATGATTTGTACTTAAACACGTTTGATGTAGACAATTTACCTGTTCCAGCAACAAATTACACAAAAGAAGGATTACAAGCAATTGAGAGATTAAAACAACATTTTAATTTATTGTTAAACAATAAGATGAATGGTGAAATAATGCTCAATTGGATGTCTCATCAAGTTCAAAATAAAGGTAAGTTGTTAGGCTGGATGCCATTAATTCATTCTGACAGTCATGGTGTAGGTAAAACGTTTATTCATAGTCTTTTAAATAAATTGATAGGAAGTAGAAATACAGGTCTGGTTAAGCCTAAAATTCTACTCAAAGGCTTCAATGATTATGCTTATGGAGTATGTGTTAACGTGATTGAAGAATTGTCTCCTAGTTCCACCAATAACAACAGATATGAGATATATGAGGATTTAAAAGATTTAGTTAATGATGAGATAGCATTTGAAGGTAAAAATAAAGCAGCAACTAAAATCAAAAATGTAACGAACTACTTAGCATTTACAAATAACCCCTCAGCATTACCATTAACGGAACACGACAGACGATGGTGGTATATTTCTTCTGATTTAGTATATGCTGAAATGGGTAAATATGTTAATTCAGATAATCCTGAAGACTATTTTCAAATATTATGGAGTGATTTAGAGTTGTATCATTCTGAGTACCTAAAATATTTTAGCGAATTAAAAATATCTGATAAATTCAAATCTTATAAACAAGCACCTAAAACTATAGATAAAGATCGATTAATAGCCAATGAAAGGGAAAACATTAAAGGTTATTATGAGGCAGTTGAAATTTTAGAAGATGTTTCCGGGGATAAAATTCTGTATTGGAATGACAAATACATAACTAGTGATTTTATTAGGGCTATAGAATTCGAGTTAGGTTACTCGCTTAATAAACACGAAAAAACTAAATTAATATGTAAGTTAGGTTATGGTAATAATATTACATTGAGAGTTAAAATTAATAATGAGACCAAGTCGGTCTGGACTAAACGCGGTGTTGATTTTAAAGCTGAATACTTAGCCATTAAAATAGAATTAGATAGAGAACCCTTTAATAATCAATTTTAGGGAGAATACAATATGAATGAGCGTTTGGAAGCGATAATTAATCTTATAAATAATAGTATTTGGGGTGATTATCCTCATTGGATAAAAGGGTTACTAAAACCTTCAGCCAGTAATTTTAGTTTTCAAAGTAAAATAGTAATAGGTAATGGGATATATACAAGAAATTTCAAAAGATTTGCTTTATTTGAAATTGATGATAGAGGTTTAGCAAATAGTGATGAATATAGAGCATTACGTAATGTTGATATGGAATTTATTGAAGATTTTGAGCAAGAATAATTTTAAGGAGAATAAAATATGTTAACACTAGAGCAAATAAGGTACAAGTTGAAAGAGCGAACGACCAATCATTCAGACGTATCAAAGATTACAGGGCTTTCACGTCCTACACTTTTGAACATTTGCAAGAATAATACGAATATAAATTACAATACTTTTAAGAAATTATCTGATTATTTTGAAAAAAAGTAAAAAATATTTTTATGTTTAAAACTATTGGTATATATAGGTTTATTACGATGCAATATAAACAATTGTAAAATAAATTTGCTATTTGTAAATAATATATATTACAATATTGATATGAAGTTAAAAATTAAAAATTAAAAGGAAAAATAAAATGAATATTAATCAATTTTCAAAATCAATTGCTAAAAACTTACAAAAACACTTAAACAATATGCGTGTAACGTGCAAACAGTCTAATTCGTGTGTAGCATCTAATTCGCATTATATTGAGATTGTTAATGATGATACAGGGGAATATTTTGATATTAAGATATCTGACCATTTCAATAAAGGGACTTGCGCTTTCAACCTTGACATTAAAGGTTTAAAATTGAATGCTGAAGAATCTGTATATTGGAGCAATGAGATTATTAATAGATTTAACACAATTTAAAAGGAAAATAAAAATGAAAAAATTACTTAATATGCTAACATTTGTTGTGCTGTTAATGGCATTGCCTGTATGCTCAATAGCATTTTGTTATTATATGGGCACTAATAATCATGCAATGGCAATAGGTATTGCTTTGCTTGGTTTTGGTAATATGGGATTGTTGTTTCATTTAGGAGATGGATATGATGAATAGATATCAAGACACAGAATTAATTAAGTCGTATGAGTTGGCACTTTATGTTTTCAACAAAAGAAAAGGATTAAAACAAAAAGAAACAATTTTAACTAAAATTTTAAAAAGGATTAAGAAATGAAAAAGTTTAAATCACCACTTGACAAAAGATTTAAAACACCAGTTTTTAGAAAAAGGAAATAAATGAAAAAATGTATGTGTTGTCCTGCACCAATAGGTAAGGATTGTTTGTTTGATTGTTTTGACAGAAATAATGTGATTGAAAAAGATTATACATTACAAGATGATTTACATTTACTAATTAATGCTACATTAAGAGATATATACCGTTTAAGAATGAAAGCATTAGATGAAACAGGTAAAATATTATTTGAAAAATTAATATTCAGTAATGACAACGTTGCAAAACTTAAATGTATTTTAGAATTGTTGGCACAACAAAACAATAAAGGTTTTAATAAAGAATAAATATCATGCCTATAGCACATGGGAGTTACAACGAAGTAAGGTAATAGGTTATTCATGAGCCTGGTTCGCCTTTAAGGTAAAATAGTAGTTGCAATAGCGTATAATGTGCTTTATAGTTTATTAATAATATAAGGAAAAATAAAAAATGGCTAAACATTCAAAGTTAAGTGCATCAAGTTCAGATCGTTGGCTTAAATGTCACGGAAGTTTGTTTTTAGATGCAAATGCTGTAATTAAAGAAAATTCTGTTGCAGCAGATATTGGCACAATGATTCACTTAATTAGTGAAGATTGTATTTTACACAAATCCGGTTCAGATAAGCACCTTGGTAAATCATTTCCTGTTGGCGACAATAGTTATGAATTTACAAAAGAACATTCAACACTTGCTGATTTCTATATTGATTATGTTTTGAGTGTAATAGGAAATAAGGGCAATAAATTACCGTTTGTTTTAGAAAAGCGTTTAAATTATGACAAATGGGCGTTTGGTGGATTTGGCACTGCTGATTGTATTGTTCACGATAAAGTTAATAAGATTGTACATATTATAGATTTGAAAACAGGTCGCATTGAAGTTAATGCTAAACATAATAGCCAATTAATGCTGTATGCGTTGGGAGCAAGAGATGAGTACAATATTAACAATGATTATTCATACAATTTAACAATCGTCCAACCACGATTAAATAAGATTGATACACATACAATATCAACTGATGAGTTATTAGAATTTGGCGAGTATGTTTTAAAACAAAGTGATGATATTACCTCTGGTTCTAAAAAAAGAGTAATGGGGGAGCATTGCAAGTTTTGTCCGAATAATCCAACTTGTCCAGAACTTAATAAACAAGTTCTTGGTATGTTTGATGCTATGCCTGATCAGAATATTGAGAATATGATTAAAGTGTATAATATTGCAGATGTCATTAAAACTTATTTGGATAAAGTAGAAACTTATTTGTATGAGAAAGCGTTGTCTGGTATGGAGTTAGATGGCCTTAAACTTGTATCAAGTAGAACCAAACGTGCTTGGGCTGACAATGCTGAACAAAGATTAATAGAAGTGCTGGGAGAGAGTGCCTATATTAACAAGTTAATTAGTATAACTGATGCAAAATCATTAATTGATAATGCGTTGTTAGATGAATTAACTATTAAGCCGGAAGGTAAGCTTGAATTGGTATCATCCGACGACAAGCGACCTGCTGTTTCGATTGTAGTTTTTGAAAATTTAAAAGGAGAATAAAAGGAAAAATAAAAACTGCACATTAATTAAAAATCAATTTATTAAAATAATTTATAAGGAAAACTTAAAATGTCAAAAATAATATTAAAAAATGTTCGTTTATCGTTCCCTAGTTTGTTTTCGTATGCTACTTATAAAGGGACTTCCCTTGATAAGTATTCTGCAACATTTATGTTGAGTAAAAAAGATGTTGAAACTAAATCTAAACTTGATGCAATGATTAAAGAACTAATTACTGAACACAAAGTTAAATCAAAAATAAATTCAGACAAGTTATTCTTAAAAGATGGTGATGAATCTAATCGTGAAGAATATGCTGGTCATTGGACTATCAAAGCGAGTACTAAAAAAAGACCGACTATTATCAATCGTGATAAATCACCAATTACTGAAGAAGATAATATTATTTATGGTGGTTGCTATGTTAATGCTATTATAAGTATTTGGTTTTGTGATAAATCAGGAAACGGTATTTATGCTAATCTTCACGGAATACAATTTGTAAAAGATGGAGAGTCTTTTGGATCAGATACTGTTAATGTGACCGATTCGTTCGATGTAATTGCTGATGATTTACCTGCTGGTGAAGATTTAGCGTTTTAATTCACAGGCTTGGGGAACCGAGCCTTTATAATTTAATAAGGAAAAATAATAATGAAAGAACATTTAATACTCGACATAGAGTCATATCCCAATTACTTTTTAATTGCAATCAAGCATTTAGAGATTAATCAAATTCGCACAATAGAACTAAAAACAGCAGACGCACGGCTAATAGATTTCGATGATAGTACGTTTTTAAAGAACGTATTAGAGTTAAATATCTCTATTGGCTTCAATATACATAATTATGATTTCATCATGATTTATCATTGCGTGAAACTTGGCTATACCGCCAAGCAGTTAAATGAATTATCAAACAGAATTATTTTAAACAATGAGCGTTTTAATCTTAATTTAGCCCATTGGGAAAGTATTGATTTAATCAATTTACCACTTGGTATGCACTCGCTAAAACTTTATGCAGCAAGGTTAAATACCAAGTCTATACAATCATTACCATATGAACCAAATACTATATTAACTAATGAGCAAATGGAAGATGTTAAGCAGTATTGTATTAATGACTTACAACTAACACAAGAACTTTATCAGGAATTAAAACTGCAGATAGATTTAAGGGCAAAGATGTCTGAAACTTATGGTGAAGATTTGCGTTCTAAATCAGATGCACAGATTGCTGAATTCATTATTAGAACTAAATTAGGTTATGGCAAATATGATAAAAAAGAAATTAAGCCGAAAGAGTCATTTAAGTACATAGCCCCAAAGCATATTAAGTTTAAATCGGCAGAACTAAACAATTTATTAAAGATAGTTCAAGAATTAGAATTTACATACACTGATAAGTTAAATGTACCAGAGATGTTTAATCATTTAAGTTATACTTCACCAAGTGGTTTAACATTCCAATTAGGTATTGGTGGATTACATTCAACTGAATCAGAAGTTAATTACAAATCAGTTGCTAATGAGTTTGCTATTATAGACTGCGATGTCGCATCGTTTTATCCATCAATAATAATTAATAATAACTATTATCCAGAGCATTTAGGCAACGCATTTATGCCAACGTATAAAGGTATAGTGGAAGAAAGACTTAAAGCCAAAGCAAGTGGCGATAAAGTAACTGCTGATACACTTAAAATTGTTATTAATAGCTCATTCGGTAAGTTTGGTAATCAGTATTCAGTATTGTTCAGTAATGAGTTAATGATTCAAATTACTATCACAGGTCAATTGTATTTGCTAATGTTAATTGAGAAGTTAGAAGCGAATGGTATTAAAGTAATAAGTGCTAATACTGATGGCATTATTAGTTTTATTGCAGATAGTAAAATAAATACTTATAAATCAATTTGCACTAACTGGGAGAAGCATCTTAACTTGACATTAGAATTCACTGTATATAAGGCTATTTACAGCCGTGATGTTAATAACTATATTGCACTTGGATTAGAGAAAGTAAAACTAAAAGGTGTATTTACTCATGAAGGTTTAAACAAAAATCCACAGCATTCAGTTTGTTACAAAGCAGTTATCTCTCATTTGGTTTATGAAACTGTTATTGAGAATTACATCGAGTCGTGCCATAAAATTGATGAGTTTGTTTTAGTTAGAACTGTTAAAGGTGGTGCAAGTTTTAATGGTGTGAATGTTGGTAAAGTTGTTAGATATTATTGGTCTACAAACGGCAGTAAAATCACTTATACCAGTAATGGTAATACAGTTGCTAATTCGAGTGGCAGTAATTTATTACAAACTATTCCAGAGGATTTTTATACAATTACTGATATAGACTATAAGCGATATATTGCAACGGCTTATGAGATATTAGAATCTGTTGGAATTAAAGAGAATAAGGGGTTATTCTAATGAGAGAGAGTTATATTGAGACTAAGGTAACTCAGTATGCCAGGGGGAAAGGCCTATTCACAACCAAATTCTTGTCAAGTAATTATCGTGGTTTGCCAGATAGGATATATATCTATTCTGGCTATCACTTCTTTATTGAGTTTAAGGCACCAGGTGAGAAGGCAACGAAACTACAAGACCACATTCACGATGTGATGCGTGGTCACGGTGCTAATATCTTTATCATTGACAACATAGATAATGGATTACAATTAATAGATAAAATTATAAAGGAAAATGACAAATGAATATTTGTTTAAAATGTGGTAAAAGTCATAATTTAAATCATTGTTTGGATTGTTATGAAGAAACTTTTGGAGCATTAAATGTATTTCTTGAAAGAATGATTGACGAAAACTTTGATAGTTTAATTAATCGTGATGAAGTTGTTTGCAGCCAAAATCCTAGAAAGTATAATGTTGCATATGCCAAAGCGTACTATGCTAGAAACATTGAAAAGATTAAAAAGTATAGAAAAGCGAAAAGTGGTACAAAAATAGAATATTTTCAGGAGTACTATCAGCAAAACAAAGAAAAATTATTAGAACGTGCCAAGTTGTATAATCAGATTAAAAGTAAAAATAAAAGGAAAAATAGAAATGAAAAAACTACATAATTATCAATTACAAGCGATTGATTTTATTAAGAGCAACAAGCGATGTGGATTATTCATCGAAATGGGCCTTGGGAAGACTATATCAACATTAACAACAATTGATGATTTAATAAAATCAAAACAAATTAAGTCAGCAATGGTTGTAGCACCGTTACGTGTTGCAAGTAATACTTGGGGTAATGAAGTAAAACAGTGGGAACATACAAGCCATTTAAACATATCTAAGTGCTTGGGTAAAGCAAAAGATAGAGTAAGTGCTTGTATGACTCCCCACGATATTTTAGTTATTAATTATGATAACATAAAATGGTATGTAGATAATGTTAATAATCATTACGATATGCTTGTACTTGATGAATCATCAATGGTTAAAAATTATAAAACAAAACGCTTTAATGCGATAAAAAAATTAGCAGCATTTGCTAAATATGTTGTATTATTAACAGGAACACCAAGCCCTAATAGTATTCGTGATTTATGGAGTCAATTATACTTAATAGACAACGGGGATCGCTTAGGTAAATTTGTAACTAAATTTATAAATAATTATTTTTATAGAAGTACATATAATTTAAATATTCTAATCCAAAAGAAAGATGCTGCTGATATAGTTTTGGAAAAGATTAAAGATGTGTGTATGAGTATGAAAGCAGAAGATTATATATCGTTGCCTGATAGAATTGACTTAATAGAATATGCAGATTTATCCGAACAGGATATGTTACTTTATACTGAATTGGAAAATGAATTTATCATCGAATTAAATAATCAGGATATTGTAACACCTAACATAATGAGTTTAAGCCAGAAGTTAATGCAGATTTGTAATGGATTTATATATAATGATAACGAAGTTATTTATGTACATAACAACAAAATTGAAATGTTAAAAGAGATTGTTGCAGATAATCCCAATGAAAACATTTTAGTATTTTATCAATTCAAAGAAGACCTGAACAGACTTAAACAACAATTCAAAGATGCAAAAGAATTAACCTATGAGAATCTGGAACTATGGGACAAAGGTAAAATACCAATGCTACTTGCTAATCCTAAATCAGCCGGGCACGGTCTAAATTTACAGGCGGGTGGATCAATAATTGTTTGGTATAGTTTAAACTATTCTTTAGAACAATACCTACAAGCGAATGCCAGATTATATAGACAAGGACAACTGAAAGCAGTTAGGATTTTGCATTTGATAACAAAAGGCACTATTGAGCAAAAAATGTATGATGTTTTAACTGATAAAAACCGTAATCAAACTAAAATTATAGATTATCTACGCTATGTCTATAAAAACGAACATAAATAGATTTAACTATAGTTTTAATATGATTACCTTAACTATGATATTTTAGTTTAAAATAGATATGTTTATTTAAGGAAACTTTTACCACCTAAATGATAAAAGTTTCTGCGTGGTGAGAGAGAGATATAATTATGTATATTATTACATAATTAATCATAGTATAACATATTTCACGTAATACTATTTAACAATTTGTTAATTTCTTCTAATTTATTTTCTGAAATAGATTTTAATTCTTTTGAGCCAAACATTTCGAGAAACGTAGTTATTTTTAAGCCTTTTTTTCTTGCTTTATCTAATTCGGTTTCTACTTGTTTTCTCAATTCACTCCGATTTTTAATTGGATCATAAATAACATTATTCATATAAATATCTTTATAAAAGTATATTTATGATATAATAGCATATATACACGGGATAAATAATAATTTTTGATTAACATTTGAATTAAAGTCTGTTCCGTGTATAAGTTAACAAAGTATTACTACCACATAAAGAGCAGAGCCTATACTGATTGGTATACCCCTACGGATTGGTATAGGTGATGTTTTAGGAATAACCCTAACTAAAAAAAAGTGATATTTCAGCATCACGTCTATTAACCAAACCATTACTAACAACTTTTTTGCCATTTACTGTAACTTTATTCCACATCTTAAATGCATTGCTTATTACTTCGCTATCATCAGTTCCATTATTGATTAATCTTAATAATGTTGAACCGCTAAAATTAGTTAATCCTGTATTATATGAAAAACTAATTATTGCAGTTGATTGATTGATATTTAATGTTGGTATAATTAATCTATTAAGTCCGATTATATCTTTTTGCACATAAGACCATAAATAATCTAATGCAGTATCTCTGCTGATAGGTACATCTTTTAATGTAACCCGTCTACCATTAGGATATACAGTAGTGCCACAGCCAATCGTTGAAATACCAGCACTATCTAAATAAGGTTCTGATTCAAATCCTTCTATACCAGCTTGACTTAAAAAGTCGCATATTGTTTGTTTATCTATTGTTAGCATCATCACTATCCCCTATAAAACCCATATGATATTTTTTCACTACTTCATCATTATACTTATGATATTTTCTGCAAGCAATATGAATAACTACTTGTACAACTAAACCAACTAATGCTACTAAACTTGCTGATATTATAGCCTTTTCCACAATTTCCATTTCTTTACCTTCTCTTAATTTTATAAATTGGACACCATATTTACTTATTTCCATCATCATACTCACCTAAAAAAGAGCGAATTACTTCATCATTATACTTATCATATTTTCTGTAAGTAATATAGATGAAAACAACTGCTGCTGCAACTGAACCAACTAATCCGATTGCACCTGCTAATATTATAGCACTTAACATAATTTTCCTTTCTTTCTTTAATATTTTAAATTAAATCATTGTGTATAAAAAAACATATCCATCACTCCGCCTAAACACAATATGTTCACCCGAGTAACCATAAATAAGTTGTATAGTAAATCTTTTCTTATATTCATCTAAAAATATTTGCTGTTGATTTTGCCAAACTATTGGTAGATTCATTGTAATACCTTTCTTTAATATTTTAACATAATTCAAGTTATCTGGTATTTCCGGATAACTCATAATTCAATACTCTCAATACTTGGCACAACTATTGGTGCAGGTGTTTTAGTTAATTCTATGGGTGGCGTAGGACACATATACACTGTTCTTATTTCAGGTGTTTGATTGAATAATGCACAGCCTGACAATAAAATAGAAAACAATATAAATAAAAATTTATTTTTATTTGACATATTAACTCCTTATATATTATACTATTATTCTGGTAGTAGCGTAGTTGGTTAGCGTACTTGCCCTGGAAGCAAGGGGTCGTAGGTTCGAGTCCTACCTACCAGACCATATTATTAATTGTTAAATTATTCATTTTGCTATCTCCTTATTCCATTTTATCAAGTTTATTAACTGCGTTCTAATCTTATTGCATTGATAACCTACATTAGCAACTGCTTGAATTAAACTACTTGGTAAATAATTTGTGCTTTCAATAGTGGGATTATATTTGTAATCTTGTTGGAATGATTGTCTTATATTATTAATCAATATACCATTTATTTTATTGGTTTTATTTAATTCTGCCACAAGTTTATTGTTCTTATCTTGCAATGACTGTGTGAATTGTAAATATGATTCTCTTTGTGATTCAATCTGCATAGCATAATCTTGACTTACCTTTGCATTGATTTCATTTATCTGATTCAATCGTTTCAAGTCAGCAACTAATTGGCTATTATAAGATTTCAATTTAGCAACATTGTCTATTTTCTTTTGGTAATTGATACCAAAGATAAAAGATACACTTGAAATAACTGCTACCAAGCCAATGACGGAACCAAATCTATATAAAGTTATCATTCTCCATACTCCCTATCAAAATAAACTTCTTTTATAGAATATTCAAGCACTGATTTCCAATCTTTCCATTCTTTCCAACCTTTATCGCAATATTCCTCTGCTTTTTCGCTAGTAGAAAATACACTATCAGCAGTCCAACATTTCTCGTCATCAGTTTTAGAAAAAACTACATATGCTGTTTTCATTCTACAACTTCCTCGATTTTAATTATGAATTCTTGATGCTTGGATTTAAATTTATTTACATAATCCGTTGCGTATTCTTTATTTGTAATTGCACAATCAAGCCACCACCCCTCTGGCATACCTTCTACATATTTAGGTTTGAACCAAACTATATATTTATTTTTCATACATCATTACTCGCAACAATACCATACAACGCATCTCTAATTTCACGCATCGCATCATTGTAATAAGATGTCGGATATAAATCACCAAATATGTCATCTATCATATTGTATATCATTATAGTTAAATTTTCTATTTGTTCATTTAATCCCATCTTTTTATGGCATTTATTACAATATGTTTCATCTGATAGAACAACATAATCACCACTTAATTTAATTGCACATTTACAACAATTCATTTCTCAACTCCATCATAAAGTCTTCTAAATACATTAATTGCGTCATTATATGAGCATTTGCCTAATACATACTTTTGTATAGCATCAGTATATTCATCTATTGCACGCATTAATTCTATACTATTTCGTATTTGAGCCACCAGACAACTTGTGTTTGATAGCAAATCCTCTAACTCATCAGTGTTTATTTTAACTTGAATATTAGCATCTTTCATATTTACTCCTAATCAACCTCATATTCAGTTATATAATAATCACCATCATAATCATCATCATTAATAATTCCACTACGCTCATCACAATATGCCTTTGCTTTTTCTAATGTGGAAAATATTTTTTCTAAATAACGCTCATTAGCAATATCATAATATGAATCAACTACATATACTTTCATATTTTACTCCATATCAAAATCTAATTTTTTAAAGTCATATTCCATGTTAAAAACTGAAATAATTTTTTTGTATTTACTTGCAAATTCCTGTGCTTTTTCTAAAGTAGAAAATACGCCTACATCTTTCCATTCGAATTGGTCTTTAACCTTGCATCGTACTAAATATACTTTCATATCAATTCCTTTTTATATGTTGCTTTAATTATTCTATATTCATAATCACAATTACAATAATCATCTGTGGATTTTATGTAGTCATCTTTTGCTTTTTCTGCTTCTTCTATTGTTCTATAAGAACACCATGTGATATAACTTTTACGAGATTTACCTATCTTATTATATCTGACCACTGCAAACGAAATATTTTCTTCTAATTTTACTTTCATTTTACTTCCTTTTCATCTACATAAAATGGAGATACAAGATAATAAATATCATCATCATCATCTATATCTTTATAGTTATTGCATTTATCTACATATTTTTTTGCCTTTTCATATGTAGAGAATACTGCTATATCTCTAAAGTGTGTTTCCCATTCCTGCCCCGTTTTTACTAAAAATACTTTCATACCAACCCCTTACTCCATAAAATAAACTATTCTTAATAACTCACCTGTCTTTTATTTCCTTATCACAAAATAAACATTTAGTCATTCTACCAACTCCTTAATATTCTTAAACACTCTTGCATGTACATTTTTTTTCTTAGTTAAATAATCATATGCTCTAGTTGCTTGAGCTTCATCATAATATTTTCCATAAAATATCCAATCACAAAGTAAATTTATCTCAACAACATACGAAGTTTCAAGTATTGTTTTGACTCCAAGATATTTTTTTCCTATCTGTTCCAGTTCTGTTTCCTGTTCATTTGGTTCAGGATTTTCATCTGTAACATTGGTTACATAATAACTACAGCCACATGCCATATCTTGCATGAATTTTATAGCATCTTCTCTATTATCAAAGCATTTAATGTCAAATAACTCTTCACTTCCACTATGTGAGCCACGAAGAATCCATTTATTGTTTGTATTTTTCATTTTACTTCTCCTGTATTATTAAATGTCCGTGCCATCCAAAGTGGCATTGATTGCTTACTACATCCACATTCCATTGTAGTATTTGATATATATTGTATTGGTGTTTCCATATCAAGCCACGCAATAATCTCATCAAATTGTTCTTTGGTGCATTTAACATTATAATCTGCATACCTACTTGTTATTCCAAGTCTGTTATAATCGAGTTGCTCAAGATAGTCCATAGAAACTATATGTTCCTTAATAAGAGTTAGATTATTTTGTTCAACAAATGTTATAGTGTTTTTTCTTATGATTATGTTTTGCATTCTACTCACTCACTTTCTTATATTTAACGCCATTTAGAACAATAATATCATCACCTTCTAAAAATCTTGGATGAACATATTGTAAAGCATCAATATCTTGTTTAACTGCTGCAAGACATATTGCTTCAGTTTGGGTATGAACATATTGTAAAGCACAACCACTTTCTTTAACTGCTGCTAAACAGATTTCTTCAGTTTGTTCTTTAACATATACTAAAGCATGACCACCTTGTTTAACTGCTGCTAATGCTTCATCATGTGTTTTATACTTTCCGACTTTATATGCTAATTTTTCCCATTGTGCTTTGTATTTTAATAAACTCATTTTTATACTCTCCCACTTTTTATAATTTTAACAGTAACACCGAATTCAAAACCATGTGAATAATATCCATTATGTTCATTAGATATATTAACGAATAAGTCTTTTTCCACACCCATTTTATCATACAGTCTAAATTGCACACACTCATATCTTGATTCGTCAATATATAGTGTATCAAACACATAAGGAGATAGACAATTCCAATCTTCTAATATTTTACCGTCTTCATCTACTATCTCAACATTAAAGATTTCACAACATTCTTGTCCATCTTCCCAACCTAAAAACACATTGTTTTCATCTACTATGTTAGCAGAGTAACTAGAACCTTTAACACATTCAATATATTCAGCCATTTTATGCTCCAAATAAAAAAGCCACCGTATGTGAGGAAACGATGGCTTAACTTACAAGTAAGTTTAAATAAAAATTCCTCACTCTTCTTATTTAACTTTACTAATAAGTATTATATCATATTTTTTACATTTGTATATATTTATTTTTGATTATTTTAAATTGTCATGTCGAAAAAATGGCAAATTTTCATCATATGTAGTTTGTCGTGATGAAAATATAAGGGAAAGACCCAGCGTTTTGCTCGGCTTTCGCCAGAGTGCCGGGTAACTACTATCAATATTATAACATCATCAGCGATACATTGTCCAAATTATGAATATCAATATACCAATGCAACTACCGAGAAAGCACCAATCATAATAGCACATCATCTATCTTTCTTAAACCCGAGATACATTGCGAAGAATTCTGTTATCTCTTTAGCATGAGATGGGAAGTAATAAACTAATCCACCAAGCACTAAACCCTCTAATGTAGAAAGATTAAATGCAGTAGTTGATAAAAAGTTGTAGAACCTTAATTTTAGTGCCACAAATAACTCTTTTAAAGATTTTACTTCCATATCCACCTCACTTAAAAGTTGCTTTCTTTTCTACATCGGTTAATCGATGAGAAATACTATCGATTTCTTTCCATTGATTTTGGGTATCCCTGTCAAATAATTCATTAACATTCTTAACTGCAGTAGTATTTGCATTGATTTGCAGTTGCTCGATATACGTTAATAAACTTATAATAATACCCAGCATCGCCCATATCACAACAGCAATAGTCCTATCTGACTTCTCTTTATTGCTTATGTTGTTCTTGTTCAATTCAACTTGAGTGCTCAATGTGTTTAGTGTTGAGCACATAGTTTTTTGTCTATGTGCTATTTCATCAAGCCTTCTCTCAATTTCGTTAAAATCCATAAATCACCTATCTAGTTTAATGCGATAAACTCTATAAACGAGTTAGTACCACCATTACCCAATATAGTCACTCCATTATTTGGTCGCCATTGGTAAGTATCACCTGATGCAAAAGTAATGATTTGAGTAACAGAAAACTTATTGGCACTTGTTGATGCTTGGTTGTATCTTGTACCTGTAGTCCATGCACCATTTATAACACCCCAGCCATCTGGGTTTGCATTACAATTAATTGTGATATTAACTTGACAAGTTACTGCACGAGTAAATGTGAATACACCAGCTGCGTTTGTTAAGAAATTAGTGCCTATACTCGTAACAGCAGTATTAAATGGTACAGTTATCTGACCACCAGCACTATCAGCACTTGTTCTAAAAGTCCTAACATTATTTGCTGATGCACTTCCAACAAAACTCACAACACCTGATTGCGTTCCATCGGTATTATCTAATATCTGTAATCCAAATTGCGTGTCATCAAATAATATGCTTTCAACATTGTAGTCTTGACTTGCATTGTTCAAACCAACAACTATATTCTCTAATGTATTACATAAAGTGATTTTTACATTAACAGATGCAGTGGTTGGGAAAGCGTTGTCATCACCTGTGAATGATGATAAACTACAGTTTGCAAGACTATAAACACTATTTGCTACA